AGCGGATTGGTCAGATCCAGTCCAATAGCACGATCAGCCTGTGCCCGCATTGACATCTCAGCTTCCACCGAACCTTGATCCATTGGAGGGACTGGCCCCCAAGCAATTTCACCAAGACGACGATATGGAACACGGCGACCTGGCCCCCAATCGGATGGAGGACGACCAGCAGGGTGCATCAATGGAGGTAGCGTAGCCAACGATGCTCGGTCAATCCGGCTATCACGTTCAGTCTTGATTTGCATCTGTGCGCCACGGAGAACGTCAGAGAACGTCTGGACCTCATACATGCGCTTTTGATCATTCGCCAAACGAGTCACAACGAATGGATAGTCATCGTATCCATTAAGAAGCTCATGCTTTGCGTAGCCTTCTGCTTGTGGATGGAATACCGTGCAATAAATGCCTTCAGAACCGTCTTCTTCATCAATCAAACGCTGGTATCCATAAACGACCATCACCAAGTCATTATCGTCCGTAATTGGGAGTCGAGTGACAGTCTTAACTTTTTCTCCATCAAGATACATGGAGTCTTTACCGCGAAGATTGGAGATTGCGTGATCAACCCACTTGCGGTCCCATCCTTCGTTTGTGGCCTTCTTCTCAAGCTCCTGAGCCGTCAAGAACGTCCGCCAGAAGATGTATGGGGCGCGTTGAGGATCGGAAACATACGGAGGGAATACAACTTCCCCGTCTGGCGCACACGAATATACGATTGGGCAATCAACGGTTTGTCGAGGAAGTGGAATGTCGGCGACACCTTTCTTCCGCATGTCCATGATTGCTTTCTTCGACCGCTTGTTCGACAAGTCGGGGAATGCTTGCTTGATCATGCCAAACAAAGTCTCGTCGTCATTTCCATCAATAATAAGGTTCGCTAGATCAGGGGATTGTTGGGCAATCTGTTCGATGGTTACTTGTTGCAAATATGTCCTTTTTTCTCGCTTCCAACCGACATAGGAAACCATAATCCCCTTCTCTAGCAAATAGTTCGCTCCCAACTCCATTTGATTCTTGAAGTCAGGAATATACGTCGAGCGCATCCATTTAAGGAACGACGACACAATAGAAGCTCGCGGCATTGAAGCCATAGACGTTGGGAACGCCTTGATGTGACTACGTTGAAGTGCTTGGTCAAACAGAGACACATACATGTCAATCCGTTCACCAACGACGTTCACCTCTTGATCAGATGCACCCTGCCATGGAAAGGCATTTGCGCCATTCTTGCGTAAATCATCGGATTTTCCGTCCCAAATGTTCCGTCGATCATTATAAGACCTCAAGCAAGACTCGAAATAGTAGTCTAAGTCAATCAAACAAGTGTCATACGCATCAGTCAACGCGCCAATATCAGGCTCCTTATCTGCGTAGATAAGAGCTTCATCTTCCAATTCTTGCGATTCAATCATAATGCGTATTCGTAATAATCTTCAGGGTCGGCAGATACTAGGCACACTTTGATTCGTTTGCCAACTAGTTTGTTTGAAGCTCGGACAGGACATTTAACAGGAACGGCCAGTCCATCCATGCGAACAATCACCCAGCTTGGGTTGTTGCAAATCCGCATCACTAGAAAGTCATCTTCAATTTGTTGATTGACTAGGCTGTCGATACTGCATGGAGATTCGTCAATAATGAGCGTCTTTTTTGCAGGACGCCCCCGTTTCGTTGCTTTCTTTGCTTGTTTTTTCATAATCAGTATCCACCGGACCCGTGAGTTGTAACAAATGACTGGCTATTGTCAACGTGATCGAGATTGGCGATAGCGGCATAACGACAGACATCAATAGGGTCTTTCCAAGCCTCCTTGAGTCCACCTTCGCCAGTGTATTCAGACAATGCTTGAATGATGTTCTCGCAATCCGAGCTAACGTAGAATCTAGGGCGATTCACTGAATCCAGCGGCTTGCTGCTATCCCAAGACATCTTGCCAATGAGTGCTTGAAGTCCATCGTCAATATCAAGTCCAGGTGCAGGAATGCAAACCATTCCAGATTCGTTCAAATCCTCAATGATCGAGGAAGATCCATCTTGAACTTGGTATTTCGCGGCGCCGAGTCGAGGGTCAATAAGGCGTTCAAATATCTCTTCCTCGCCCTCCATCTCTTGAATTGTGTCGATGTAGTCACGAATTCCAAAGCCTTGACCTTTAGATCCAGGCCCCGGAACCCACTTGCCACCTTTCCATTCCGCCCAGTCGCCAACGTCAACTCCTGGCCATTCACGGTAAACCCAGAATGTTCCAGTCTCATCAACGGCAATCCAGCACATAAACCAGTTCTTTGCGCCAGCCGGGTCAATCACATGATAACGGGTAATGTTATTAGTTGGGATCTTGTCTGGAGGGACGACGTTGACAACCTTATTGAATTTAGGAAATCGAGTCGCATGGGACTTCATCGGGACTCCATAAGCACGAATGAGGATTTCTTCCCTCGTTCGCCCTGAGAGAGTTTCCTTGATCCGCTCGTATCCACCAAAAGCATTGTCTTGAGAGTGGAAGTAATGCACTGAAGCATTTAGCTTCTTGGACTTCTGAACGTATGGGACCAGCTCCCCGTTAAGCAACTCCGCGGCTCGCGATTCAATCGTTGTTGCACCGTCAAGATACTCCTTAATCACCTCTGTCCAGCCATCAATAGGGGTGAACGTAACGAGCATCTTTGCATTTCTCGTCGCAAGACGGAACCGAAGCGTATTGATTAACTCTGGTCCTAAAAGGTATTCATCCAACCAAACTCCTACGTTATGCCACACTGGATTCCTAGATCCAAGCTCCGCACCTTCAAGGATAGTGGGGTTGTTCTGATACTGAGAGTACGTCTTGAAAATGATTTGTGACCCATTCGGAAGAATCAATGAAGAGTCGGTAAATCCAGTCTTCTTCTTGTAAGAGATATAGGTATTTGCGCTCGTTTGCTTTGTCTTCAGGTTCTCGGGAAGCCAGTCCCAAACGGCACTTTGTTGCTGACGGATGCTCACCTCAGATGTCTGCGCGAAACAAAAGATTTCAGACTTTGGGTTTTCGATAGCAGCACGGACTACTGAGAATGCTCCCCACTGCGTCTTTCCGCTGCGATTCCCACCTAGCGCAAGGATTTCATTAACTTCTTTCAGTTGCTCTTCAGCTTTGCTCCAATGAGGAAGACGGAAACCATAATGATAAGGATCTTTCTCTGCATTCTCGATAGCCTCATGGTAAATAGAATGTAGGTCAATAAGCTCATCTGGAGCCATCGCAACCATTTCCTCATCAGTTGGAGGAGTAAGAATCGCGTGTTTACGCCAAATCATCATTTGATAATGTTTTCTTTAATTGCATCCTCTTTGGTCATTAGTTATTTGCTTTGCCGAAAATGCGCCTCAGCTTGGCCCAATACGTTCTTGATTGAATCGCCCTCAAATACCAATATCCCATCAACTTCACCCAAACAAACGCATTGAGATGGATTTCCAATATGGAGTTTCCATTTGCATTCGATGTCATTACCTGTCCACCGATAAAGCATTATCTCCTCCTCTTGACCTGTTAAAATCATAAGGTCTTTAATTCTCTTGTCTATCGTTTTTAAGTTCATCTTACTTATTCATTAATGATTTCAACATCAATGGCGTCACTCTTGATCTTGCTGGCAATACGAGCTTTTGCATCAAAGATCATTTTCGCCGCATCATCCAGACTAGCTCCTTTTCGGTGCTCAACCACGGTAGTAGCCATGCCAGTAAGTTGCGCTGCTTTGTCGGTTAGGATGCCCACCGTTACAGCGAGCTTGTCAGGGCTAATCTTGGCAAGCTCTTCTGGATTATCAAACAGTTGTTGGGAACGCTCGAATAGCAAATCTGTGTAATCTTGAGCCGCGATTGCGTATCTCATTGAGAACTCTTTGCGCTTTGTCTCCAGCGTATCGGTGTGACGCCATTGCAGGCCCCTGATCGTCTCTCTGCCGAGTCCTGTCTTCTTCTGGATGTCGGTTATCCTCGCGCCTTGTGCGGCCAGCCACAGGGCCATTGCGGCCTTGTTTGGCGCATAGTGTTCGACGCAGTTACCCGGAGAATGCTTTGCACGTTCTTTGACCTCAAGAAACCAAGCAGACTTGTCTTCCCGTTCGTCAACGTATTCCGCTTTTAGCTTTTCGTTTGGATCAATTGGTGCTGGTTCCGGAGTCACTTTGATTTTTTAACCTTTAATTTACTGAAAAGCAACGCTCTTCATTAAAAGCGTGTTCCGTATCCAAATGCTTTTGCGTAATCAATCGAATCTTTCGATGCCGTCCCAAGTGTTTGCCCAAGACGACGTGACCATTCCGGATCATACCTTCCAGTCTGCAATGTAGCTTGAATACCATTCGCCGTAAGCAATGCAGTGCCAAGTGCTTTTGACGTTTCTCTTTGAAATTG